CTTGAGACATGACTTGCAATTTCTGCATTGTCTTCTGAAGTCAAACACACTTTATCTGTCTTTTCAAGATAATCTTTTGGAAGAACTTCGATAAGTTCACCATCACGAATTACTGGAATTGTTTCATCCGCTTTGTAATACTTTACACAGTCAGATAATTCAATCTTGATACTTGGAAAATACTTCTTTGCATCTTGCAAGAAACGTTTTGATGTGTAATAGTTATTATTACAAGACATCAAATAACGAATAGTATCTCTACCACCTCTAGTAATTGCTCTTGCACAGTCAATATCATACAAATGGAAGTTTGCATTCAGACATACACCATAACATGAGTTAATGATTGTCTTCTTACATCTTTGCTTCTTATCCCAATAAACTTCCATGACATCGTCATGAGCATGCAATGCTTTCTTAAGTTCCGCCTTTGCTGCAAGTCTTTCTGAGAACACCTGTCTAATAACATCTGGAAGAAGTGCACTTTCAGTTCTTCTAAATCCAACACCATTGATTTCAGACTGAATAACTTCACCTGATTCGATTTGTTCTTTAGTTGGATTGATAACTTTGACTTCAGGACTAATGTTATACATCATAATCTGATGAGGATATGATGACTGAATATCACCTGACATTACCCATTTGTAACGACCAGGACATGCATAACAATAACCTGCTTTAACTGCGAAATCTTCAAAATCTAACAAACCACGTTCATAATCGCAGTTTTGATATGTGATGTTTCCGTCTTTATCTAATACTTTGTACTTGCCAGTTTCATGCCACCAGTCGCGTTTATTACCACGGTCAATGTCGTTCATGCGAATATTCTTCTTATGCATGAACTTCAAGATATACCCTTCAACTGCAGCAATCATTGACTGACACTTATCAAGTGTAATCAAACATTCTGTACAGTATGGAATAACAATGTCGAATACCTTGCGTTTATCGTCAAGTTTCTTAATCAAAAGAACGTCTTGAACGTTATACTCGACATATCGGTTCCAGTCACGTTTGTAAGTTTCAAAAATCTGTCCTTGATATTCAAGCTTACCTTCACCAATTTCCTGGTCGCAAACATAGTTCAATGCAAATGACTTAAATCTGTCAGTGATGAACTTCTTATACATCGCCATATAGTCATTTGTGTATAAGCCTTGAATAGAAATTGCAGTATCACCTGTTGGTTTACCTTTCTTATCTACGATTTGACGAATCGAAGGTTCCTTGTTAAATGGAGAGAATTTCTTTGTAAGCTTGTAATTATACTCTAATTCTCCATCTTTATTTGTGTACTGTGTTGCGATTCCACGTTCGATTTCAAGATTTCTAATTCTTTGAATGATGTATTCCAAGTCAAATCCATCTGTATTCCAACCCGTGAATAAGTCGAACTTTTGTTTGTGGAACCAGTTAACAAAGTCTGTTAACATTGCGTATTCGTCATCGAAACTTCTATAATCGTTGACGTGTGGATCGTTTCCTGTGTAATCGAACAATCCCCATGTGTGTGTCTGTTTATCGACTGTCGAATAACAAGTGAAAACGTTAATTGGATATTTTGCTTCAGAAGGTTTTGGGAATTCAGAAATATAAAAGCAAGATTCCATGAACTTTACATACTTGCCTTTTTCTTCATCCCACCACAAATAATCATTTGTGTGAATGAAGTCATCGAGTTCATTCAAAACACCAGTGAGTTCTTCACCAGTATCTACTCTTTTGACTTTTACAATGTCTCTTCTGTTTTGTGGACATGATGTCTGTGTTTCAATATCGTATACACAGATTCTGAACTGATCAGCAGTCGTTTCAATTTCATCTGCTATTGCATCATATCTTTCATGTAAGAATTTTGTGACTTCACCTAAATCTGATTCGCAAAGTTTTACACCTGCATCAATAAGTGGTTGAAGTTTTGCACGATCATCGACAACTCTACGAACTACTCTGTTTCCATGAATGTCGATTAAAGGAGATGTTCCAGTTCTATCTGGAGCATAATAGTCAAATGTAAATGGATATTTCTTGAAATCTGTTTCACCAACTTCTTTAAGCCAGATACACTTGTTGAATTTGTCATATACACAGTTTTTATAACCGTAATTTACTCATTTATTTACCCTCATGTTTGAGCACACATGTTTTTATGTTGTAAAAAATATAATAAAAGGCACATCTTTTAAAATGTGCCTTTTTTAGTATCAAAGTTTTAAAGCTTAAATACCGCGTGATGTCGTTGTAATAAACGAATTAACATCTCCAAGAGCATCGATATAACCCTTATTGTAAGCCTTTTCAAGAGCGAGCTTTTCGTCTTTCATACCCTTAGTCTGCTTCTTGAATTCTGCTTCTACTTCCTGCTTACGAGCTTCTGGAAAGCGTCTGATAGCACGAATGATGGTCATGACATAATCGCTAGAATCGATTGCGTCTGGAGTTCCTGTTGCGTTTGTACCTGGAATTGGCATATATTATCACCTCACTAGTTAAAAAATAATAGTTGTTATATGTTTATTTATAGCAAATATAATTAAAAAATGAACTATTGCAAAGCGTCATTTTCGTACACGTAATTGAACGTATCTATAGTTTTTGACTTATCTAAATTCTGGAGTTCATCGTTCAATTGTAGAGGATCGTGATACTGATCTTGTGCTGATAATGCAGAAGGAGCTACATTGTAGATAGGATCGTATGGACGAGCTTCAGTCAATTTAAGTGTAGGATTGTCAGCTGAAATAGTGCATTTTGTATCTTTGTAAACTTTCAACTTAAGCGTATAAGTGTGTGGAGTTACGCCGAACGCTTCAGTATAGTAGTTCACATTTCTAATTTCATAGAAAGTCTTATTTGCTGGAATGTAAATGATGTCACCGATACGTGGAATAATCTGATCGTAGACTTCAGGAGTGTTTCTATCTTCTCCTCCATAAGTAGAAAAATATCTAAATGCTGTGTTTGCAACATACATTTCTATGAGATCTTCACCCCAAATACCCTCTAATTGATATGTTCTAACGTTCGAAGGCATCTGTTTTACATATCCTCTAAAGTTGAACGCTCTTGTTATCCACTCTAACTGATCTTCGCCATAATGAACATCGTATGCAATGTTGTGAGTAACGTAGTAGTAAACACAAGGAATGCCAAATAAGTCAACTCCTTCAATCGTTACTCCAGTTGCAAGATTGGTATCACTCGTTGGTCTATTACCAGCAGATGTCTGATCACATCCTGCTTCATATTCAGGAATTGTTGGACACAACCAAGGATATTTGTTATAATCTACTGCCATTACTCTACCGTCACAATTCCATTTAAGTTTGGTTCAAATTGAACATTGTTTCCAGCAAGAATTATATCTTTTGAATAAGTGCACACTGAAATCGGCACAACTTCAAAATTCGTGTCATAGAATCCTTTTGGCACACCGTTATTACTACCTTCTGACACTCTAGAATCGAAATTTGGATTTACACAAAACAGCAAGCAATTAAACGATTCATGCAAAAAATTACCGACTGACGCATGTATATCATTAGTTAATTCGAGCATTGATCTGCTATGAACTACGTCAGTTTCTGGAACAAAAAACTTATAATAGTCAGAACGAACAAAATCTTTATCAGATACTAGATTATTCGTCGTTTTGAAGTTGTTTACTAACACTTGTCGCGGATAACCCATGCCAGGAATATAAGAACCTTGCGCGTTATTGTAAGCGCTATAAATGTACTTATATTGCATTCCTGTCGAAGAATACATGTTCTTTAACACATTTTCGTTAAACAATTCTTCATAACTGTATGGCACATCTGGTTCAGTATCAGATTCTGTCGTCACATCAGATAATTTAAATTTGTAGCACAAAAATTCTTCAGAAGATGCTTTAGCAAAATTCATGTTAATACCCCATGAAATAGGCCATGGGTGTTGAACGTCGATGTTTTTATAACGTGAACCTGTTATGCTGTCTAACACATCAGCATCAATTTTTGTTGAATCAGTTACACTTCTTTTTGCACTTAACGCATACACACAGACATCATTAGTGTATGTTCGTTCATACATCGCTGAATACTGTCGTGATGACACATTAAGAAAATCTACGTATGATTTGCAAATGTTTGTTGGCATATTATTTTGTAATATTTATTAGCATACCCGATGACAAATAAACTGGTTGTGATGTCGATCTCTTAAGACCTTCAAGTTCAATATACAAACCAGCAGATGCAACAGCAGTTGTATCAAGTTTAATATCTACAATCGGACGTGATTGATCGTCGAGCAATAGCATATAGCTTATATCATCTGAACTTAAAGTTCTAGCATATACTTTTGCATTTGGATCAGTGTTTAGTCCGCTAATAATATCATCTTCAGTTGGTACAAAACCAAAGCACAATGTATTAGCAGATAGAACGTTATCAGCACGTGTTGATGTATCTAATTTAAATTTAAAATTAGCGCTATCGACTGGTGCACGATCTATTGGAATATATGCAGTAGTGTATGAGTCTTTTATTTCACTATCTTTTTCGTATGTGATGTGCAGTGGAATACCCAAGCTTAGTTCAGTATCAATTTCGTAATCTGGCAAAGTAAATGGATATGTTATATACAACTTATTTTCATATATTGTTGCTAGCTCTGACGCTGGAACATTAGGCAATAACTGATGTGTTGTACCCACTTTACTCTGACGATCTGCAAGTATACATCTAGCGTATGTACTAGTATTTACTTCAATCGTTGGTTTTTTCGTATTCAATAACTCATAGTGCAGATTGAAATTCAAAATAGCACCAGTAGCGCATTCAGTCATTGTAGCAGTGCCGACATCAAATGTATAATAATATGGAATACCTGTAGAAGAAACAACGATTTCACATGTATCTGAAGTCATTTGTGTGTCTACATAACCATTCTTTTTATAAACACTTTCATGCGAATTGCTGCTAAGAACATAAGCATTTTCTGTATACGTTTTACTGATATAAGACGTTAGTGAGCCATATACACTGTACAAATGTGCATCTAATTGTGGCAAACTATTATTATACACGCGTTGTGTGTATTCGTAAATGTATGAATCAGTTGTAATATTTTCGTGTAATTCATTCGATTCTGTAATCAAAGCAGTCTTTTTATCGTCAATTGAACTATATGCTGTCAAATACGTAGTTGCTGGTATGTTAATATAAGCAGATTGTGCGTATGTCAATGTGCCATTTGCGATAGATGCGCGTCCTCTATACAATGGATAATGACTTGGATATGCTGTACACTGCTTAGTTAATAATATGCCAGCTTTATCTCGCGATTCTGCGGGCGACATGTAGCTTGTCAATTCGAATGCTGCATCGAATACTCTATTATATCTCCAGAAATTAGAGTCATACACTGTGCTGTTAGAAGATACTACGGCTGGTGAACGTCCTTCATAGTAATTAACACCATCGAATACTTTTCCCTGAGCAGGAAAATTAAAGTACCAACCACTACAAGCAGATGGATTGTTAAACTGTTTATACGGCAGTTTATAATCTCCAGCATCAACTGGTCCCGGAATACCGTTATAACCCATATTTAAACCGTATGAGTAAAATAGCTGATCAAGCCATGTTATGCCGAGATTTGGTGCTGTATCATCTACATCATCGTCATCAATATCTTCATCATCATGATCAGTGTAGTTCGTAGTCACTACGCTCGGCATGATTTGATTATAAATGTTCAGCGTGTTAAATCCATGAATGGCTGAAGTGCAATCGTCAGAACCAACTACAGCTGATACAGATTTGCTAACATTAGTGTAGCCACCCAATTGATGTGGTACTCCATCTATAATATTAGCAACAAGAAACTTTAAATTATTTCGCTTATTTGCATTAGCAGATGCTGCAAAACTGTCTAAGAACATATCAGAATTTGATTTGTTCGAACTATCGATAATGATATTACTTGCAAAGTGACTAACGTTGTTGAAACGTCCAAAACCACGCGTATGTGTAGGAGAATCTTCTGGCCACTTAAAACCACTAGCTTCTGCACACACTAAACTATTATTGACAGATTGCACATTCGAATAAACGTACTCACCAAACATGCCACCCATGTTATATACAGGAGCTAAACGTATGTTGATGTTACTGTATTCTTGCATTCTAGTAAGTGCAATAACATCATCAGTTGATGTCTGATCGTATGTTACGTTAACATCGTAAGCTGACAAATTAAATTTAACAGTACCCGAAAAAGCATCATATCTTGGCCATGGATCGTTCGTGTTGTAAATACCAAATTCTGACGTTACAATTAAGTCTTTAACACTAATCTTGTTGTTTTGATTTATTTTGCAACGAGAATTTGTTATTGCAGACGCAAGTAACAAATCAGTTTGTGACGTCAATAACTTAATGCCATTTGTTGTTCTAGAACTTATAGCGTATAAACTGTATGTTGACAATTTTTGTGTTAGGTCTATGTCTCTGTTATCCATAGCGCCACAATACGCTAGTTCGAACTCTGGATTTTCTTCCCACCATTTACCACTAATAGCGACTTTACTAAATGTTTGTACGCAATTATAACCAGATGGTGGTAAGAACACATCTTGTACATCATAATTGTAAATCAAACACACATCTTTACCAGCTATATCTACTTCATCTTGCTGAACTTCAGTAGTTGTAAGCTGAAAACCTGAGCCGATTAATGTCAATGTTCCACGAGTATCAAAATCTAATCTGTTAGTGTCCCATGTCATAATGTCAGCAGATGTCATTAAACCCCAGTTAGGTCTAATATCTGACGCTTGTTTTGTTTCAAAATTAAATGCGAATCTAGTAAGTCTAGTTGCAGACAATTCACCAACTGTGTCGTGTGAGTATGAAGGTCTTGCAAATCCCATAACTGACAACAACGCAGATGCTGGAGCATTTTCTTTTTTATTATTCGTAATCTGATAATCGTGATTGTAAACACCAGATGTTCCAATGAATTTTGCGCGTGTTGTTACGTCGTCAATATCACCTCTTGCACCACGTCCAGCTAAACCGCCGGCCAATGCAACAAAGTTATCATTGAATTTCATCTGAACATCACAAACACAGTGTTTAACATTACCATTATTCAAACCAAACATACCGCCAAGCAAGTACGCTTCTTTATTGTTTGGTCCAAGTCTAAATGACAGTGCAGTGCTATTATTTGGCATTACGCCATCAACATTCGCTTTATCACCAATTAACTCTAAATAATTTTCAATAGAATGATATGCGTCGCCTTTAAGTTTATACAATTCGTAAATATCTGCAAAATATGATGTAGATGCGTCGCTCTTTGTATTTGTGTAAAGTGGATTTCCAGCAGTAACAGCGTATGGTACAGTTTGTGTGTTAAAACTACCTTCATTAAAGTAGCCAATGTACGGAATCATATTTGCTTCACTATTCAAACACAATTGTGTTGGATAGCAAATATTATCAAATGCAGATAGCGCAGTTGCTGCAGAAAATGCGGTAGATGTTAATTGTTTCCAACCATTACCAAGTAATTCTGTTGGATAATCTGTCTTATTTTGCACAAAGCAAAAACTTGGTGTAAATTCGCAGTTATACTTCAGTTTTGCATCTATCAAAACGTTTTCGACAGTACCATTATTTGTACCAGCAAGAATACCAAACTTAACATCACCTTCACCATTTTTAAGCGTTTGTAGAGAAATTTGTTCAGTATTTGTTACAAGAATTTCAGAATCAGTTGTATCTATATTAGTAGCATCTGCACTAATAATTAAGTTTCTCACAATTGCTTCGTCAGAAATATAGCCAAATATACCATTGCTTCTTGAACCGATTTTCATTGTATTCAAACACAATGCATAGCCGTTTCCATCAAAAATTCCTCTAAATGGATATTCTCTTGAACATCCAAAGCATGAGCTATCAACATCGATGTGTTCGATGTTATCAGCTAACACTACGACAAATTTTTCAAGATTCAATGACTGTGCTCTACTAACAAGCGCATGGAAATCATCAGCACGTGCTACTAAATAAAAATAACCATAGTGGTTAAGATACTCATTAAAGCGCTTATTTTGACTTGTAGAACCACGCGCGTACATTGGATAATATGCCGCAGAGTTCGCAGAAGTAACAATCATCATTTCTGAAGCATCTGCATCTTCTTCATTTAAATCTGTGTCACGATAATAAGTCGTTTCTAGAACTTTACCAGTTGCGAGCAACGTACCAACATACTCATCTTTTGCTAGTATGCTCTTGTCTAACGAACCAGCTGAATACGATTTGAAATCGTTAATATCTCTAAAATATGCAGCATGATCGTACATGTTATTAAACGCAGAGTTCAATAACACAGCTTTACATGGAAAATCAGCTGAAACTTCTCCATTCAATAAACGACGCTTAAAATCGTTGTAAACTCTAATTTGCATGAAACTTTACCACTTTGTTAATGTATTTATTGAATTTGCATCAGCATCACTAGAAGTCTTTGAGCGATTTGCAGTTATGTGTAAATCTGCAAATGTAGTTCTGTTCACAGCATTTTCTTGTAATACTTGCGAGTTAGTTAAACGCGTTTTAAGTGTGTTAGTAACTGCTGGATCTGTTGCCATATCATCGACTGCACCAGTGAAATTCATGTAATGGTCACCAGTTTTGTCATAACCAGCACCGAGTTGTGTACGAAGTATTTCATTAGCAAAGTCTATATCTGACGCTGTAACACCAGAATATTTTGGAAAAGGTTCGTATCCACTTGAGTCTTCTCGTGTAGGACCACTTAACATGAATGACATAGCTAACATCAATTCACCAGTAGAGCCTCTTACAGCAAACATTGCACCAATTGGATTTGGAATTAAGTGATATGGAATCAATCTTTCTCTGTTTTCAAATGCACCCGCGACGTGATAAAATTTCTTTGGTGTGATTACGTTTCTTATCGTTTGGAACGTTGTTTTATCACTTGATGAATAGCGCTCATCGTATGTGCATATTATGTAACGACACACAGCAAATAGGTTTTGCCAGTGATCTAGATTGTACGTATTTTCGTGTTCAGGTAATCTATTCAACATTCTATTGTATGCGTTAGCACAATCCATCTGAAATTTTGCATAAGTAGATGGACCACCAAGTATTGTAACTGTTCCTGCTAATTGAACAACCGTCATCAATAATGCACAACCTGCTGCTTTTACGTGATTACCAGCAGCTTTCATAGATTCCCAAGGCGTCATTCCATTCGCGATACCGTTATAAATCCAACCAACAGGACTAGCGTTTAACAATGCACCCCAAGTGTGAGTAGCAAATCTAATAACGCTGCCAATTGGTCCAAGATAATCTAACCACGATCTTTCTGGTTTACCTTCATAGTCAGCTGTTGCGTATTTTGCTGCTCTACTTATATCAACAGTTTTCAATCTATTGAAGTCAAAGCCTCTGAACTGCATAGAACGTAATAATAATTGCTCATACGCATTTCTCATTATTGTTCTTTCTTCGGGCGTAAGATTAGCCCAAGAAGCAGGATTAGAAGAATATTTAGATTTTATTCTGTTAAGTTCATCTAATGTTGGAACTTCTTCCCTAGTTGTATCGATATATTTGTATAATGGAATGAAATCATCGAAACCATTCCAAATACACAATTCAGCACCAGTACATGCGTCAGATGCTTTGTATTCTGTATATGTACACCAGTTTTTAAGTGTTTCTACCCAAAAATACACAGGTTCTGTTTTAACATTCGTAATATTTTCAAGTTTTCCATCATAATTCGCATCAGGTGTAGTGTTTTTCGAATAGTACTCCATTGGTGTAATGAAGTCGGGTGACATTTCTATGTAACGTTTATACGCTTCAACCAGTGAATTCGGTTCGACATATTCGGGTTCTGCAACAAATTTTTCAGTGTGTATAGTATTCCACTGTTTAAAACCATATTCAGAATTATACTCTTCTGGAATAACGTGTACATAGTTACGCTCTAATTTGCTATTAAGTACTGCGTAACTATTCGTAGTATTGTCATATTTTGGTGTAGAATCCCAAAAATGTGTGTCAGACAGAGGATGTTTGTCTGTCAAATATTCTAACGATATGAATACTTCCTGATTTGGCACAACTTGTGAAATACGCCATTCACTAGTAAAATCGAAAATATACGCAGTAGTTCTATCTAATGGAGAATTTGCAAGAGTACCGTTATAATTTTGTGCTTTACATCTTACAGGAGGTGTTGTAGTGGTTCTTTCACCAATATCTACACCAGCAAAATTGATGTCGTGTGCATCCTGTTGCATATCTGTGGAAATAAAGCGTAATAGTTTGCCAATAGCTTCATCGTCAGTATGTTCACTTGAGTAAGATCTATTCCATACATCTTCTATGAATTCAGCCGTTCTAACTTTATTTGGATATGCTGTGTTGTTAACAGTAATATTGTCGGCTTCAATCAATTGTAAGTATTGTGTATTTTTACCCTCATTGCGAACCCAGAATGTAAGATCCATTACAACAGAAGCGTTGGCATAATATGAAAAGTGTCGTGTATACTCACTTCCTGTTTCTTCAGACCAATTGTTATATGAATCGTTATAGAATGATAAAGTTAGCGTTTTAATTATTTTAAATTTCGCGCCTCTTACTGTGATATAATGCACATCTGGCGCAAGACTTGAATCTTCACAATCTAACCACTGACCAACTTGCGAAGGGTCAAGATCTAATAATACAGGAGTAAAATTTGCGTCTACTGAACCAATTCCAGCTCCAGATGAACTTGAGCTAGTTACGTTATTAGTATAACCATTTACTGATGTTTGATAAGTTGACGGTAAATATGTTTCTGGCAAACATAATGCTAAACAGTTAATAAATGAACCAGTACCATACTGTCCCAGCGCAACATAACTTCTTGTCCAAAATTTGTGATATGTGAGTTGAACTTTTGCCACACTATACCTCTATTTCCATTGTCTTAACAGAAAATTCTTGTTCCTTGTAATACTTTTCTCTTTCTTTCCAGTGCTGATAGAGATAATTGCGAATTACTCTTGTTCTTAAACAGTAACTCATGTCGTCAACAATGTCATAGAGAATAACACGTTTCTTCGAATTGTGCTTTCTCAAACCTCTACCCAAACTCTGAAGAACTTTGATTTTGCTCTTGCTGTTTGCATACAAAATCACTTCATGAAGTTTCGGCATGTTAATACCAGTAGAGCATGTTCCGTATGTAGCTACGATGACTGTTCCATCTTCACTTTCAAGTTTCTTTCTAATATCTTCACGCTCAGCTGCACTAACAGAACCACTGATGACTTTTATATTTCTGTTAGGATAATTTACTTTCAACCAGTCTGCTGTTTTCTTGACGTGGTCTAAGTGATTACACAACAGAAGAACATTGTGCTCGTCTGGAGTGTGTCTGAAAATCATTTCAAGTGCTTTGGTACGATTTTCATAATTTTCTACAAGTTTCACTTCTTCCTGGTAGTTTCTGCCCTTGTTCTTAAGAATGAAGTCCATTGGGTATTTGACTACAATACCAGCAACGATCATGTTTGTAAGAATGCCTCTATCAATCAATTCCTTAGAAGTAATTGTGTAGAGAACATTACCAAGAACACCAGTGATCGTCAACAGATCAGCGGCACCAGTTGGAAGAGTACCTGTTGTTCCGATTCTGTATTCACTGTTAATACATTGTTTAAGAATCGAGTTAATAACTTGTGCTTTACTGTTATGACATTCGTCGACAATAACAGCATCAACATCTTCAAAGAAATCAGGAGTAAGTTTCTGTAAACTCTGCCAAGTAGAAATTAGCACTGGAGTCTTGAATGTAGGATCTTTTGCAGCATACAAAAGTTCTACAGTTTTATCTTCGTCAGTCCAGCCGTATTCTTTGAAGTCTGAATACATCTGTTCAACAAGAGAAACATTTGGCACAATTAGCAAAATCTTTTTGATTCGTTTGTAAGTAAGCATGTTTCGAATCATGTTGTAGATAATCATCGACTTACCAGACGAAGTACAGCATTGCAAAATGCCAATTTTCTTTTGAAGAGCAAGTTTACAAGCAGCTTCTTGGTAGTCACGCATCTTCATACCAGATGCTTTCAACGCTTCTTCACAAATTTCTTGGAACTCTTGTTCTTCGAATTCTGATTCATAATCAGATGAAAGATCGTTTTTAAAATCTAGCTTGTTAGCGATACAAAACTTTTCAAGTGTTGGAACCAAACCAGCAGGAAGCAGGCCAGTGTTAATGCTGAAGAAACGAATCTTTCCATCCCAGACACGTGCTTTATATCTTGGATTGAACATGTAGCCATCAGCATAGACAGCAAAATAGTTGTTAATGTCGTGTAGAGTATCTTCGTCAGCCTCTATACGAACGTAACTCGAATTGATTTTTGTAACGATAACTTCATTCATAATTTTATAATAACTTTGCTAGTTCATTTCTCATAGATTCGATAGTCAATATCGAACTGTTAATTAACTTAATATTATATATTGCGTTCAACATAATAGCGCATTTATAAAAATTCTCAGTGTTAGCAACAGAATCTGGAATATCAAAATAGCACACATCATATTTTACGCGAAAATTCGAATACGGAACATTTGTTCTGTTTAGTGTCAGTTTGACGAGTTTGCTATCTAAAGTTTCAAGTCCGCTTCGACTTGCTGATCGCTTTGATTGTTAGCATGTTTCTTCCTCTTCTTTTTCAATTTCTTTTGTTCAGCAACGAATTCTTCAAATTCTTTGTCAAACTCTTCAAGTTGTAATTCATCGTATTGCTGCTCAGCTGGTGGAGGCAAAATGAGTCCAGGGTGTGCACGCATACTGCGATATGGTTTGAAATTCGCTTTGTATTTACTTCTGTGTCTAATTCTAAATGGCATATTGTATTTATTAAAAAAGCTCGCTAAAAAGCGAGCTTTGAAATTTTTATTTACAGTGTGATTAGGTTCCTAGTGTCCAAGTTCCATTAGGACCAGTCCAACCTGGATCTTGTGAACGTCTGTATTCATCACTGTTAAGATATGCTTGTCTACGGGCTTCAGCTTCAGCTCTTCTTTCAGCTTTAATTGCAGCTTTGTTCTTTTCAATCCATTCTGCTTTAGTTGTTGGATTGCCAAGCATAATTGAACGTGTAGAGCCAATTGCTGATTTAACATCCATAGAATCATGTTTTGCAAAGAACGACTTAATATCTCTAGAGCCCCACATAATCATACCGTTCTTCGGCAATGACTGCTTAGCATAAAAAGCAGCAATGTAACGAGCAGCATCTTGATAATACTTATTGCCAGTTGCACCAACTTTATTCACAATTGCTTGTGCAAGTTCTTCTTCTGATACTTTACCACTATCATCTTTGATGAATGCTTCTTTGAAAAGCTTTACGTTAATTGGAAGTTCAATAGATTCTGTTCTTGTTGGTCTGATTTGATTACCGAACAATTTCCTTGCCTCGCTGTTAAATTTTCCTAAGAATGCAACTGCAATCTTATCATCTCTTGTCTTTAGATATTCGTAAGTTGCTTTAGCTGTACCCCATGCTTCAGTTTCTTCTGGTGCCATGCTAACAGCTTCATCTCCGACTTTTGTAATCATTTCTTCAGCCATTGCTTGTGCAACAGCGAAAGTCAAAATTGGATTTTCTTCAAGTTCGTTGTATGAAGAAATTAAGTCAGCAGGAAGTTCTGCAACTTCAAGTTCATGTGTTTCACCAGCGTGAAGTGGTGAAAATGCTAAGCTGGCTCCCAGAGCTGCAGCTTTAGCGAAATTAGAGAATTTACCTTCATCAAGTAAA